CCCGGAGCAGGAGGTGGCCGATCCCTGGTACACCGACGACTTCGACGCCACCTGGCGGGATGTGCTGGCGGGGTGTCAGGGGCTGCTGGATCAAATCATTATACAAGAAGGGTGAGCCCATGGCGTCAAAGAAGCCTATGAAAGATCACATCCACGCCAAAGGGGCAGATATTGCCGTCGTTTCCAGCGGCGATGAGAACGACTACATCTCTCTGACAGATATTGCACGCTATAAGAACGATGCCCCGGATGATGTGATCAAGAATTGGATGCGGAACCGGGACACAATTGAATTCCTGGGGTTATGGGAGCAGCTCAACAATCCGGAATTCAAACCCGTCGAATTCGACGGGTTTAGGATCCAGGCCGGTTCTAACGCATTTACCATGTCTCCGAAGAAGTAGGTTGACACGACCGGAGCAATCGGGATTTTCTCCAAGGCTGGGAGATATGGCGGTACATTTGCGCACAGGGATATTGCTTTCGAGTTTGCCTCCTGGATTTCCGCTGAGTTCAAGCTATACATCATCAAGGACTACCAGCGGCTAAAGGCGGATGAAAACAGCCGGCTTGCCCTTGGCTGGAATCTCAACCGGACACTGGCAAAAATCAATTACCGTATCCATACCGATGCTATCAAAGACATGCTGATCCCTCCGGACATCACTCCACAGCGGCAGAGCTTTACCTATGCCAGCGAGGCTGATGTCCTGAATGTAGCACTGTTCGGCATCACAGCAAAAGAATGGAGGCAGGCACACCCTGACAGCCCAGGTAACATCCGCGATGAGGCAAGCCTTCAGCAGTTGATTGTTCTGGCAAACCTAGAGAGCATCAATGCAGAGCTGATCCGGCAGGGCGTTTCCCAAAGCGAACGCCTGCTACGGCTTAACGCCAGCGCCAAACAAATGATGAAGTCCTTAGTGGGAGACCACAAAATTGAGCTGCTGGATGAGAAGACCAACAAATAAATAGATAAGAAAGCGAAAATGAGATGCAGGTATTGATACCCCCATATCGACCGAGCAGGTAGAGCGATTTACGAGGTATAACGGATGGACAAAGAGATAATAAAGCGTTTTAGAGATGAAGTGAACGCACAAGATTTAGTCTTGCAAATGTATCGTAATTATGCAGGGAAAAATTATTGGAATATTATATGTTCGGCTATGGATTGGATCGATGTTGTTGTAGAAATTGTCTGGCAGAGGGAGCAATATCTAAATTCTTGGAAAAGTATAAAAATAGAGCGGACAGGTTCCCTTGATGAGCAGATATTAGTTTTAATTAAAGAAGCAAAACAACGGTTTGATAACGACTATTATAATTATGAATTGGATCAACTTAAAATAATATTTTCTACTCAAATTACGAATCCCACAAATTTAAGAATTGTAAATCAATATAGGACGGCACTTTTGTGTAAAGTGGACGAATTGTTTGCAGTGCTCCAGGAGATGAGACTCATAACTCTCGAGAGCACGGAAAAAATTAACGATCATTGTCCTACCGAATATCAGTATACATTTTCCAAATTAGTTGATGCCGTGTTTTGCAGTGGTTCGATACAACTAGTCAATATAAACGATTTTAAAGTATGCTTGGGCCATCTTATTGATTTTGGAAATATTGAATCTATCGAAGAACTTTATGTATGTGTAAAAGCCGGGTTCTTCTATTTAAATTCCAAAGGATATCCTTGAAATCTTATATATTGGAACCTTTGCATACTTGCAGTGAGCCAAATATTTTCGCTCCAAAATTGTGTTTCCAGTAAAACTCTCATACGGCGGACTTCGGCCACCACTTAGGGGAAATATAGTCACCACTGAAAAATATCCAGATTGAAGCCCAGGTTCATATGGACAAGGGTAGGAGTATTGAACAGTTTTCTTAGACTGTCCAATACTCCTACCCTTATTCCATGGGAGAAAGCCTTGGTATTTCAGGTGTTTTCTTTTCTCTTGCACAGCTCGGTAATTCATAGGTGCCGTCGGTGCCGTCAAGAGTTATGCGCAAATTCGTTTGCAGGCTCTGGCTGAATGAGGTCAGCCGGCAATAGAGACGTCTTCCAGAGCCGCCTCCAAGTGCTTCATATTCATGTACTTTTTATTGCCCCACTGGGTGCCGGCAACATGGCGCAGTCGGGCGCAGACCAGCATGAGGGCAGAGTTGCCATCCGGGAATGTTCCCACCACACGGGTTCTGCGGCGGATCTCCCGGTTCAGTCGCTCAATCACGTTGTTAGTACGAATGCGTGTCCAGTGCTCATAGGGGAAATCACAGTAAGTCAGTGTTTCCTCAACACTGTCCTCCACCTTCTTGGCGGCCTCCTTCAGCTTCATTTCTTTCAGCTGGGCCACCACAGCTTTGACCTTTTCACGGGCGGCCTTCTTGCTCTCCTGGGCGTGGATCGCCTTGAGCATCTTAGCCACCAGTTTTACCTTAGAGCGAGGAACATCGGAAAACACATTTCGGTAAAAGTGGACCGTACAGCGCTGGTATTTGGCATCGGGAAACACTTCTCCCACAGCTTCCAGCATTCCCAGGCATTTGTCCCCAACAATGAGTTTCACGCCGTCCAATCCTCTGCTTTTGAGCCACTGGAAGAAATTCACCCAGCTGGCCTTGTCTTCTTTCATGCCTTCGGCAGCGCCTAAAACTTCACGGTACCCGTCCTCATTTACCGCAATTGCCACCAAAATCGCTACATTTTCATACTCGCCGCCCCAGTTGCGCCGCAGGTAGATGCCGTCCACATAGACATACGGATATTTGCCGCCCTGCAAAGGGCGGTTCCGCCAATCCTCAATGTGGACATAGGCTTTCTTGTTCAGTTCACTGATGGTAGCCGGAGATACCTTGCTGCCCCACAGAGCCTCGGTAATGTCCTCCACACGGCGCACAGAGACGCCGGCAAGGTACATCTCAATGAGGGCTTCCTCCACGCTGCTCTCACGGCGACGATACCGTTCGATGATGGCTGTTTCGAAAGAGACGCCCTTCAGTCGAGGGACATGGAGCGTGACGTCTCCGGAGGTGGTGGTAAGGTTCCGGGCATAGTGGCCGCTGCGGTAGCCCTGGCGGGCCTCATTTCGCTCATAACGGGCAGCTTGGGTCAGCTTATCCGCCTCCTGCTCCAGCAGTTCATTCAGCGTTTCTTCCACGCTGCCCCGGACCAATTCCTTAAGCTGACCCTTGATTACTTCCTCGTTTAGCTGTACAATTTTCTCAGACATGGTTTACAAGCTCCTCTCAGAATGGTGTGTGGTAACTTCATTCTACCAGAGTTCTGCAAACCGTGTCTCTTTTTATCCTCTATTCAATTTGCGCAACTTATCTTACATTATCAATTCATATCGCAAAGATAAAAGACGCAAGCTTGGTGGTTGAAAAATGAAAAATACCCAGTTTTGAACCCTTTGTCCAGATCAGCCTGTCCGTTCTTTCCTTTGCGCATGGAGCAATTCAAACCTATCCGGCGTCCTGTAGTTGAGCGTGCTGTGGGGGCGCTTGGTGTTGTAAAATTCTATGTAAGTATCAACGCTTTGCATGAACTGGCGCTCAGAGCAATATTGTGTCCGATAAATCTCCTCCCGCTTCATGGAGGCAAAGAAGGACTCGGCTACAGCATTGTCATGAGGACGGCTGGACTTCGAGAAAGATTGGACAACCTTGTTTATGCGAAGTAGTTTCCGGAATGTGTTGGATGTATATTGCGGGCCTTGGTCGCTGTGAAACATCAGCTGCTGGGGCTCGTTTCTGTTCCGATATACCTGACGAAAGGTAGAGGTAACCAAGTAGGTACTATTCTTTGGTGATACTCTGTGGGCTACTACTTTACGTGAGAAAAGGTCGAGGATTACGCAGATATAGAGATACTTGCCATTGACCTTAAAGCAAGTGATGTCGCTGACCCAAACACGGTTCGGTTCATCCACTTTGAATTGCTGCTGTAGCATGTTCTGCTTTTTTGCCAGCCGCTCACTTTTCTGATAATCGCGTTTGGAGTAGATGGATACACTTTGTAATCCCATTTCTCTCATCAGTTCAGCCACATACTTGGGCGAAGTCCGAACGCCTCGATCTGCTAACACAGCAGCGATTTTATTTGCGCCAAACCTTTGTTGGCTCTCATCGAAAGCTGCTTGGATATGCTCTTTCATCTCGGCTCTTCGTTTATCATAGGCTGTTACCTCTTTTCGCCGGAAGATATGGTTGTAGAAGGTACCGCGGGATACACAAAGCGCCTCGCATAAGGCATGGACACTATACTGACCATGCAATTTGGCAAGCTCTTGCAGCTTTTCTTGAAGCGACGCTGAAACCGTGCAGTTGACCTTTTGTAAAATCTCGATCTTCTTCTCCAACTTTTGAAGTTTCTGTTTCATTTTGATAAACGCCTGCTGGCTGACAGCATGACCGGAGTCTGTCATGGTCACAGTGTACGGCTTGATCCATGTGTAGAACGTACTCTTGGGCACGCCGGAGTCGGCGCAGATATCGGAGACGGATTCTCCGGCCTGGTAACGAGCAACCAGGGAGTGCTTTTCTTCTATGCTGATGCGCATGATTTGATTCCTCCTGTAAAATGGTGTAGAATACCATTGTACAGAAACCAGTATTCATTTCCAAAGATGCAATTTTTCCAAAGTAAGATACTGTAAAATGCATTAAGCATCAAGGATTAGTCCATTCCGAAAACCCGATTAGAAAACTTAGTTTATTTAATACTGGTGAGGAGAAAGGCATATGTACATACAGAAGATACACATTGAAAATTTTAGACTATTAAAGAATGTAGATATCGTTTTAGACAAATCTTTAACGCTGATAGTTGGTAAAAATAATACTGGTAAGACATCAGTTGCCCATCTGCTTCAATCAATCATTAACGAAAAGAAGAATTTATCGTTTAACGACTATCCTCTTGAATGTCGGAAACAGCTTTATGAGGCACTTGAAAAATACTGGGCAGGTCAACTTAAAAATACTGAGATAAAAAATCAAATAGAGGAAACGAAGGTATGAGATTCTCGGAACAACGCGTCAGCCAATAGAGACTAAGAGGCAGAAGAAGCAGTGGCGAGAGCTTACAGGTGATTTATGTGTCGCAAGACAAGGAACTATCTATGACATTTTAAGGACAGCTGCTGATAGTAGGTTGATTCCTATTCCTCCAGATATTGAAAATTATATGGAAGAATATAATTCTGGTGATGATTCTGCCTATGAGCAGACGACCCTAAAACAGTTTTATGAAATTAAATATGGTGAAGTCATCAATGCTATTAATTTCTTCAAGCCGGATGCCGTGTACTCCACAGACCATGGAGTAAAAGGTGAGGAGTACGAAAATGTTCTTTTTGTGATGGGCAGAGGATGGAATCTCTGCAAGTTTGAAGATTCATTATATAAAGACGAAAAATCCCTGCAAGGCAAAGAACTTGCAACATACATTAGGAATTGAAACTTGTTTTACGTGTGTTGTTCCAGGCCGAGGAAGAGACTCGCTATTTTAGTTACTGTAGAGATTAACGCACAATTCGAAACGTATTTGCGCAATGTATTTGGTGCTGATAATGTGGTACCATGAATTAGTATGCTCTGCAACGCTCCGAAGCGCCCAAATATTGAACATTTCAGCCCATTGAAAGTGGGTCAAATCGGGGGTATTAGTAACAAACTATTAACACGGTATCACACCGTTTTTGCGTAGTCAAGACTGATCCAGCCAGCGCCGCTTTTCAGTTTGCCCCACTTGGTAGCACCGGCCCCGGCGCTTTCTGCCACGATGGTATAAACACCGGGCGCAATGAAACCATTCTTCCCGTAGTTGGTTCCGGGGCCTTTTCTGATATACAGATCGGAAACCGTCACCCGCACCAAATAGGGCTTCACTGTGGCCCCTGTGCCGCCCGTGGCGGCGTTTCCAGTGCTGGGGGTAGTAGTTACACCCCCGCCCTTCATGGCGGCTTGTACGGCCTTCCTGAAGCCGTTCATGGTGTAGCCGGTTCCAAGCTGGTTCCACAGGTGTTCAGGATCACCATGATTGGAAGCAACCCCACGGACGCAACCTTCCTTGTGGGAAATGATCACCCCGTCCTTCATGGGGTCAAGGTTGTACTGCTTGCACAGGGAAGCGAACAGTTCAACCGCCGCTTCATAGGTTCTCTTTGCCACGGCTTTTGCGGTAGCAGTATCAGAACAAGTGAAGGTTGCCCCACCCGTGTACTTGATACAGGCCGGTTCACACATTTCAACCCCAATGTGGGTGTTGTTGGCGGCTCCGCCAGCGTGCCAGCCCCGGTGGTTCCAAGGAAGGGTCTGATATACAGTGCCGGTGTTTCCGTCAATGAACCCATGCACACAGGCTTCAAGGCCAGAACGGTTCCAGTTCTTCACGAACACAGAAGCATTGGGTTGGGAACATCCCACGGAATGAAGCATCAGCCCTTTCACCGTGATCTTCCTGCCGCTTTTGTAGCAATCATTTTTTGTCAGAAAATTTTGTACCAGTTTCATTGTTCATCTTCCCCTTTCGCCTGAAGAATGGCATTAAATTTGGTGAAGGCTTCCTTGATATACTTACAGGAAACCAACAGTACAGCACCCACAATCACCAGATCGGCAAAAATATCCGTGTATTCTTCCGGGATTGCCCATCCAAGCTGTTCAGCGAACAGGGGCAATGTGGTAATGCTCACACAAAGCAAGGTCAACCCCACCACAAAGGCCGCAACCTTCAAGGCGGAATTGATAGCCTTGTTCTTGTCAAAGGGCTGAAGCAAAATCCGAATGTTGTAATACAGGGAAAAGGCCACATTTGCCAAGTAAGCCGCCAAGAAAATCAGCATGGCCCATCCAATATCAATCAGATTTTTCAGAACTGCATCCAGCATGGTTCACATCTCCTTTGTATCATTGTAGATTTCCGGGCCGTATTGCTTCCGCAATTTGATCCGGTTTTCAGCCTTGGCCTTGGAATAGTAAAAGCCTGTGGCGGTTGCCAGTTCAGCGAATATGGCCGGGATCAGATACGCAAGGGGCGAAGTGTCCCCGGTTTTCCAAACGATAGCAAGAGTGAAGGCCGTCACAACCAGCGTGACGGCCCCCACACATCCCAACAGGACTTTGGAAAATTCCTTTTTCGGTTTCTTCTTTACACGGCTCATTCATCCGGGGCTTCCGTGGGCAACTCCAAGAATTTCTTGTGAAGATCGTCCATCACCCCATTCACCCCCAATGAATGATATTGCTTCCAACAATTTTCAAAACTTTCCCTTGCGTAAATGGGCGCATAGCCTTTTTCCGAATACTTGTTGAAGTCACTGATCATTTGGCTTCTCAAAAGGGCCTGAACCCCTAATTTCAGCGCCTTGTTATCATCCGCATTGCGCTTGATCAGGGTGTGAAGGTACTTGAACACCCCCGCAATCAGGGCGGGAATCCCAAGCAAGCAAAGCCACTGATACACCGTCATTGCGTCACCCCTCCACCAGCTTCAGGATATAGCGCAAATCCTCAACCGGCGCATTGTAGAAGTCATAATTCCAAATCCAGAAATCTTCATGTTCCGGGCGCTTATACTTTCGGCAAAGGGGATCTTCCCAAACACGGCCCCACCGCTCTTTCTGCTGATCCTGCTTTGCCAACTTAATCAGGATAGCGGAAACCAGTTCCCCACGCTCCCGGCCCCGGCCATCATCGTTCTGACTGAAGAAATCAAAGGCATCTTGGCTGGTAGTGGCGCAAACCGGTTTTCCGTTCCACATCAGAACCCCGCCTTCATTGGTCACGGCGGTTCCATAGGGAATGTTCACATGGCCGCAAATCACCAGCTTCTTCAGCCGTTTCCGGGCCAGATAGGTTTTATACTCCATCGGTGGCTTCCTCCCAACCATATACACCCGGCTCCCACACATTATTTGCAACCGTGGAAGTCCAGTGCTTTTCCTTGTGGCTCACCTTGGCCCCCAAAGCATAGGCATCATGCGCCCCGATAGGCTGAATCCATTCAGGCCATTCCTCCGAAGGATCGGCGGTCAGGCTCCAAAGGCTGTGTGCCGTGTCCGGTGTCCAATCCTCTTGGGAAGTATGGGCCTGAACACACTTGTAAAGGGTGCCTTTATAGCGGCGGATTTGGCCCAAGGTATAGTTTACAGGATAGGCCCATTCCGCAAACAGATCAGCGTGTTCCGCCGCCGTTACCGGGTCAATGCTCCCGGCTTCCGCCATTGTCACAAACACGATCCCGCCAGCTTCATTGGATTTGGTGATTTCTGTTCCCGCATCAGTTTCTTCCAAACTGACGGTTTCCGCCCCATCCAAAGTATCCCGGCCAAGCAAATGGTACACAGTCCCGGCAAAAACAATGCCCGAAGCATCATGCTCCGGGCAAAGGACATAGCAACCATTTTCGGCCTGTTTAATGTAGTTCAGATTTTCGGTCAAGCCAATGTTGGCCCCGTCTTTGATGATCCTATACATTTTGCACCTCCGAAAAAGATAGCATGATATAGCCGCCTTAACCGCAACAATCTTCCGTGGTCATTGAAGTTCCGGTAATAGGCGGTTTGGCATTCCATAAACTGTTCAACTTCTGATAATAACCGCTTCCCTTCAAGAAATTCCCGGTGGAACAGCTTCAGCTTTCGCCTTGCCCGTTTCACACCATCCCTGTTCCCGTTCACTTTGATCTTCCCGGTTTCCGTCAGCGTGAATCTTGCTTTACAGAACCGGAAGGGCTTTGTCAGGGGTATGATCTTACACTTCCGTTTGTTCACTCGAATTCCGAGAGCTTCAAACCGCCGAACAACCTCATGCCCAAGTTTCTTCAGGGCTTCCACATCAGGAAAGATTAAATAATAATCGTCCATGTAGTGGCCGAAACAGTGAACCCCGGCTTGACATTTAATCCAATTATCTATTGCGCTGGGTAAGGCAACCATTTCTTGCTGTGATGGTTCCACTCCCAAGGGCAATCCCCGGCCCGGTGTCGGGCATGGGGAATTCTGTATTACAGTATCAGCCAAGGCCCGAAGATTGGGGTTTAGAATTAGTTCTTGGTGCCGTTGGTACAGAAGCGCATGGGGCGCATTCGGGAAAAAGCCTTTCAAATCCAACAGTAAAACCGCACCTTCCCGGCCATACCTCCGGTAATGCCAATGAAGCTGTTCCTTCAGGCGGCGGAAGTGCCAGTGAAGGCCCTTCCCCTTTTGGCTTGCTCCGTTGTCGTGAATCATACAGGGGCCATATAAAGGGGTCAGAACTTCATTACAAAGGGCTTTGTGGATTTGTCGATCTGTAATATGGGGTGCATCTATGGGCCGTACTTTGCCCCGCTCACATAAGGTGAAGTGGGTACATTTCATAGGCTTCCAGTTTTGATCCAAAACCTTCCGCCGTCTGTTGGCCGTTCCTGAAAACAGGTGTCCTTCAAAGTTCTGAACACTCTGTTTCCACCGTACCCCGTTACAGCACTTCTTCCCATAGAAGAACATTTTGCGATAGGAAAAGATCTTTTCCATAGGCCCAAGGGCATTACACCGGGCCTGTTTTCTCGCTTGCCGCTTTGCTTTGCGGCGCTGGTATCTTGCTTCATGCCGTTCTTGGCTTGTCATAAAAATAAGTATTCGCCTTTCGTACAGATAAATTGTAGGGTGCCGTCTAATCTGCTTTGCCCTTGCACATGAAATGGGATATGGCACGATCCCCCACCATGCAAGAAGCGTCCGTGTAAGGGCATCAAAGGGCAGTTTTTAGGGATTGGCTACCCAAGGAAGTATCTCTCCTTTTGCGAAGGTCGTCTTTCACCTGAAATCCAAAAGCCGGGTTTCTGTTACTCCATTTGACCTCGCAATCGCAAAATCCGGGCCGCACGCCAGCCGAGTAGTAAGCGTTGTTATTGTTGTTGTTGCCGTTGTTGTTGACATTGCAGAAATTGTTATTGTTGTTGTAATTAGGGGAACGCAACCACCACCACACCGCCGAGGTCACATTAACAGAGATACACCTAATTTTTTTGAAGTTAAGTTTTCAATCTTGAACCTACATTCTTAATGGCCCCTTTCAAAAGTTCATTTTCTTTGTCGATCAGTTCACCAAGATTTTGCGCCATCTTATCCAATTTTTCCATTGCGTCTTGTGATTTGACTGCATTTCCCTTGGAAGTAGTAAAGGCCCCTTCCGGGTTCTGGTTCAAAATCAGATAAACATGGGTTAGGCGAACATCAAGCGCCATCAGGGAAGCCCTTGCTTCAAGCAAATGCGCCTTCCGCAAACTCACCCGCTGTTGGTCTGAAGGAAAAATGCTGTTGGCCTTTTCCGCATGGTCTATGATCTCACCGGCCAGCTTTGCGATTGGCTCCGCAATCAGCCGGGAATACCGGGCGGAAAGGCGGGTGAGAAAGTTGATGGTTTCAACATAGATTTGGTTAGCTGTATTGATGAATTCAGCCTTACTTGTGGTTCGCTTTTGCTTCAGTACGGACACGGTTACACCCCTCTTGGTGTGTTGTCAATTTCAATCGGGCCTTGCTCTCTTTCTACATCTTCCAAGTGCTTTAGAAGCACATATTCAATGTAGTTGGTTATTGACCGATGATCACGGGTTGCAAGCGCCCCGATTTTGTCAAATACTTCATCTGATAATCGCAAGGTAAAAACCCGCTTATTGGTCGCCATCCTATAACCTCCAAAAATTTTGCATAAGATTATTGTATGGCGTTTTTCGGTTTGTGTATGCGCTCTAAAGACAGGTAAGTGATAGCACTTTGAACGGAAAAAGCAATTTTTCAAAAATCGCGTCGGCGCTTACGCGCCGAATATTTTTTTATTTTCCTTTCACCCGGCGAAGCCGCCCCCTTGCGGGGGCGGGATGGGGCCGGGATAATCCTGCGGGGGATTGATAATGTAAGATAAGTTGCGCAAATTGAATAGAGGATAAAAAGAGACACGGTTTGCAGAACTCTGGTAGAATG